ACTATGCTGGAGTCTTATCCTTTGCTGATGAAATGGGGAGAGGCTGCGTGCCGCTATATTAAGCAGTACATGGATGACATGACTGGTGAGGAAAAGAACAAAAAGGCCGCTGAGTTTATTATGGAGCTTGCCAAACAGGCTGGACTTAAAATTACAGAGGAGCAGGCACGCAGTATTGCCCAGGCGGCTTATGATGCGATGAAACGAGGCGAAGCCGATTCTGCTCACGAGGGGCAGGTGAGCAGTGATGCCGAATCCTGAATTTGCTTTTACACTGGCCGACGCTGTCACGTGGATACTGAGCGTGTGCGGCGCGATTGCCGGTATCGGCGCTGCCATCGCTGTGCTAGTGAAGTTTAACACTTTTCTGAAGAAACCGAACCATGAGCAGGATGTGAAGATCGAGGCCATGGAAGAGAAAATCACAAAAATGTCTGGTGAAGTCGATGCCGTTAAAGATTTGCTTGCAAGTAAGGATAATCAGTACATGGACCTGTTCAAGCGAGACAAAGCACGGCTTGATGCGCAGGAGAACAGTATGAATATGCTGCTGCGGGCAAACTTTGCTTTACTGGGCCATGCGCTGAACGGTAATAATGTCGAGCAGATGCAAAGCGCGTTCAATGATATTCAGGAGTATCTGTTCAATAGATGATAGAGGTTGCAGAGCATGACCGTTGGTTGTGCGATAACCACAAGCCGGATAGACGGCGGGAACGCTGCTGAAAGAAAACGCAAAAAAATAGGGATGACCTTGATGAGAGGCTATCCCTATTTTTTAGCTGATTATTTAATATGCAAACAATCCCGTTTCAGTAAGTATTCCATCGTTGCAAGATCCATGTGGATTGTCATATACACGAAGAAATTGCACTTGACAGCTGGCACACTGAAAATTGATTTTAGACGGTCTGAGATTTCGTCGAACCTGCCTTTGCTGCTTTCGGCGATAATCTTTTTGATTTCGTTGCATTCTTCGTCATCATCGAATTCCATCTCCTCGTCGCCGATGTAGTTCTCGTCGTATTCAGCGTCCTCGTCCTCGAAGTCTAATTTCGGCAAATCGTCTTCATCGTCATCATCATCCTCATCGTCTACGTTTGTAGGAACAAGGTCAGATAGAGACGCTTGAAAATCAACGGTTTTTGCCTGTTCATGCGCATTTGTGAGAACGGCAAGAAATTTTTCAAAGTAGTCCTTGTTGATTTCTTCATCTGGCGCACAATCCGGTGTCTTGACTGCAAAGCCGACATTGTTATCGTTTTGCTCCCAGCAAAAATGGTATGCTCCGTCTTTGACTATGAAGGACTTTTTAAGCCCCATATCTCCAAGGCATTTTGTCATTTGCTTATACTCTTCATCGTCTTCGCCAATCGATAATATTTGGGATAGTCTTTCCTCAAATTCAGAACGGATCATCTGTGTCCTTCTTTCTTGTTGTACTCCTGTACGACTGGAATCATCTTATTCTAATAATACAGCAAAACAACAAGTTTGTCCATAAATAAAAAAAAGACGAGTGTGTTCCTGCGGCGTAGAACATTCTCGTCTAAGTGTTTTTATTTGTCATACTAAGTCTCGTTTTTGCAAGTTGTGTAAATGTGGTGTAAATAAGAGGGTTAATAATAAATAGATTGAAATTTTAAACGTTGGAACGGTATTTATTTGGCACTACAGAAAGTAAAAACTATTTATCCAAAAATGTATGGCGCTGTTGAAAACATTTTATATAAGTCGTTATATCTTTATATATCTCGATGTTACGCCATGTTTTATCTTGCTGTCAAAGTACCGTTTTCACGTTCGCCTACGTATATTCACGTATTTCAATCAAAAATGGTGTAAGTTGTGGTGTAAGCAAAATACCTATTGCCATGCAAAAGTTCTTTTTTACGTATGATATTGTGTGCTCAGACTATACCGCATGGCTTAAATATACACAATTATTCGTTGCAGGCTTTCCGCTAATTTTTGCGAACTCCTCAAAAACATCCATCTTATTGACATGGGTGTAGATGTTAAGCGTCGTTTCTATTGATGCGTGTCCCATTATTGCACGCTTTTTAAGTTCATTCCTTTATTTATCAGCTCAGTACAAAAGGTGTGCCTAAAAATATGCGGGGTCAAATTAGGAAGCGGTTCTTTATCTTGGAACTTCTCATTGTAAGTTTTCATAATACGTGTGAGCGCAGGTCCAAGATTATATTTGCTTTTTACGCCATTTTTTGTTATAAAAATAAAATTTGTATAGCCATCGATTACAGGTTCTTTGTCCAGGTGTACTCGCGCCGCGATGACATTTTTAAAACACTGCACAACCTCGTCCGACATTGGAACATATCGTACACCGGATTCCGTTTTAGGTTTGTGGACTTCCTGAATAAAGCCGCCGTCGTATTTTCGATAAAAGACCAGCTGATGATTTACACTTATCCATTTATGCTCAAAGTCTACATCATCAAAAGTTAAACCGTATAGCTCTCCGATTCTAAGCCCGGTATAAAGAAGAATCTTAATTTCGTCCTCATGCTTTTTATAGCACGTGTTGCTATGGACATAGTCAAGCAATGCGGCAATTTGTGTACTTGTCAGCGCTTCTTTTTTGTGCTTTTCATAGGGAATCACCTTTGACAGTGTAAAGGCAAACGGGTTTTTGTGAATTATATCTTCCTCGCAGGCAAGATCAAAAAGGCTTTTCATGTGGCCTTTTACATTTTGCACCGTGGAAAAACCAGCTCCATTTTTGAAAATATCGATTACAAAATTCTTGGCGTTTGTTATTTTGACGTTCTTTATTGGCATTTCACCAAGACCGTATTTTTTTAAATAGAGAAAGATGACTTCATAATTTGACCTTGTTGTTGATTTAATGTTCTTCTTTTGGTCTAAATATGATTTGAAATAGGCACTAACTGTAATTTTGTCTTTACTGAGGTCTATATTGTTGATAATATCTTTTTGGATTTTCTCCTCCTTTTCGCGCAATGTTTTCAAATCAGGCGCATAGACGGTGTGACGTATACCTTTGGCGTCACTATACCGATACATATAGCTGCCGTTCTTGCGTTGGCTTTCGCCGTTCTTTAAAACTCTGCCTTTGTTGTCTTTTCTACGTTGTACGGACATTGTGTGCCCTCCTTTAAAAGCTAAAAGAGAGCCTTAGTATGACACCCTTATTATATCACACCAAGGCTCTCTTTGTCTTATGATTTTGTGAAAGTCGATTTATCAGATACTGAAACTTTGTTCAATATATTGGTCAAAACGCTTACGCTTGATAAGACGTTTACTGCCAACCCAAAGAACGAAGGGGCAGCTGCCGTCTTTTGTCATTTCGTAGAGTCTGTTGACGCCGATGCCGGAGTAGGCGGCTGCCTCTTCAAGTGTCAGGTTTTGTTTTTCCCAAATGGGGACTTCCTTCATAGGCTCTTACTCCTTAAAAGCATATCCCAGCTCGTAGTAGTTTCGGCAGACATTGATCCGCTTACTGTCATGGTAGCGATAGCCGATAACCAACGTGTCGCCGGTTGAAACAAATACCGGGCTGAAATCTTTTGGATCATCGTGTTCCTGCTTTTTCAGCATCTTTTTGACAGCCTGGACATGCTGGTCGATTTCTTTATCGGTCAGGTGTGTACCATGGCCAAAGTAGTAGAAATCATTCGGAAATTTCTTCATCATCTGCCTCCATATACTTTTTGAAGAATTCGGCCAGCGTCATGCCGTTGAGCTTGGCAAGGCCGGTGCAGACAGCATCGACATTTTTAGGAGTGGAGGCACCGATCTCGTTGACGCAATACTCCAGAGGGTTGAGGTAGTCATAACCATATTCGTCTGCTATCTGCTGCCCATCTTCATCTTCGTAGACATCTACATGATCGGCATTTGTATCAGCCCATGCCTTGACAGGTTTGCCGTGGAAAGTAAAATCATGCACTTCATAGTCGGGGTTATCCGCGATATTCGTACCCTCAGCATAACGCCACCAGAGACCGAAGAATTTGTCGTCCCATGCTTCATCTACGATGTCATCGTTGAGGATGTTGAATTCCGATTCAGTGAATTCCCATACAGCAAAACTGTCGGCCCAAGGAGAATCCTCGGTAGGAGTGTACAAGTAG